AGCCTTCTAAAAGTATAAGGCAAATTTTCATTTAATCGTATCCATATATTTTTTCTTCTTGTTTCTAATGTATCTGTATCAGAAGCATTTAATTGCAATATGTTCTCCCAACGTTTACAACCATATTCCGTTAAACTTTCTAAAAATCCATTGTCAAATACCACTTCCAAAGCCTTCCACATAGCATTGACTTGGGGAGTTTGTACATTACACAACACTTGATATTCTCTTACATTTTTTATGACTTCTGGCAAATAGCTACACAATTCAATTTCTCTTGTCATTCACCTGCCCCCTCACTACTATGTTATCTGCATCAATTTCTATATTTCTTTGTAGTCCATTTAATTCTGTATCACTTACATCTAATACGCCCTCTAAATCCAATATACGGCTTTCTATTCTTGATATTCTTACCACTAAATTTTTTTCATTTCCCCAGCTTTGATTGAGTTCATTAAAATAGTCCTCTATTGTTTGCTCTAATGCGGACTGTATTCTATCGAAATAGTAACCATTCTGATAAGTGATGCGAGCTGTAACATCTACTGTTGTTTGTTGTGCCCCTACTACCGTTACTACGTGTCCAATGGGTGCCAATCCCAGTCCCTGCCCTTGATTTTGTGTAGGGTCAATAGCGGTTTGCACCATATCCACCAATTCTTGACTAGGTGCTTTATATTCAGACGTAAGTATGACTAGTTTTACTGTACCGCCGCCCTGCCAAGTAGGATATACCTTCACCGCACCAACACCTTGCATTTGCAACACTTTCTGTTTGTAATCTGCAATATTTCCTCCAAAAGCAAGCCCAAAAAGACTATCATAATATCTTTGTCGCAAACTTTGGTCACTTTCTATTTCTTCACCGGGAATAAGCACTTCTGTTAATACTGCATTTGTCAAGCCTTGTATGTACTCCACTGGTATCATATCACCTATATTGTGATTACCTTTTTCCCCAGCGGTTTCACACTGCATTTTAAATACATTTTGTGATATTTTTTCTGTCACAATATAATGCAATCCTTCTATATAAAAACGACTCCCTATAGGTACATCAATGTTAAATTCCCCTTTGACTATGGCTTTTGTAGCATCTAATCTTTCAATTCCCCTTTCGTGACATTTTTTAGTGAGAAAAACACCTTCTGTAGTATCTACAAATACCATATCTAGTATATTGTCCATTTCAATATAAGCATTTTGTAATTCTATGGCAGAAGGTGCAAGGGCATTATATAGTACACTTCCCTCTCTTTTGTCCAAGTCATTTGGTATACGTGAAAGCATTTCTTTCATCAAACTTTCAAATGTCATATGTTCATACACTGTATTTCACCTCCTGCGAAAATGTCCCGAAAATGCTGTCTATCGTGAACTTCACAAATACATCATTTCCCTTTGCACTTGTCACAAAATCATATACATTTTGTATTCTATCGTCCTGTATGAGTGCTTGTTTTATCCTCGACGGTAGCACCGCACAAGCGTAATTTGTGGGCTTACCAAATAAGTCTTTCAATTCAATGCCATAATTCCAGCTATAAATCACATAATCATACCTTTCGATACTAAGTATCAAATAGATAGCTTGTTTTAATGCTTCTAAACCATCTGTCATACCCGACATTTTCTGTTTTTTAAAGTCAATAAAATAAGTTTTAGAAGCATTGCTTTTCACTTCAATGCCACTGTTAAGTAAGTTGTTGTTTTGTGGTAGCATTATAACTCCCCCTTATTCCAACTGTATCACCTGTCCTACCTGTATGTTGTTTGGTGTAGTAATACCGTTTTTCTGTGCAATTTGTTGATATTTCGAGCCATCTCCCAGTTCTTTTTTACAGATATTCCACAATGTGTCCCCTTTTTGCACCGTGTAATTTTTTGCTGTTTGTTTTGAAGTGGTATCTCTTTGTTTTTGTACTGTTGCAGTTTGACTATTTTGGTCTATTTGTATTTTACCCGTTGCGGTGGCGTAACTTCTATATTGTTTTAGTGAAATCTCCACACTACAATCAATGCCATATTGTTCTGCGTCCTCTTTAATGCTGTAGTCCTCAAGTGTGTAATAGGGTTCTTTGTTTTCGGAAGTGCTACCTGTATAAACTACATTACCACTATCGTCTGTTCTTATTACAAAAAATAAAAAAGGCTTTTGAGATAATTTCAGCCTTTCTAATAAATCTAGGTAATATTGTGCACTCTGAAAACTACCATTTTGATATACACTAAACGGATAGTTTTTATTTGGCAATAACGCCGTAAATGAAACATCTGACAACCCCGCTGATTTTACAATATTGATTTCTTCCCCATTCAGCAATGTTATTGTGGTATTTTTGTTGTTAATATTGGTGTCCATAGAGGCGGGAGCAATGGGCAACATTACGCCATCTATAAAAAATTGATACATTATATATGCACTCCTTCCGCCGACATTTGTACAATATTTGCCATTTCTTCAACCTTTTTGTCAAAAAAGCCATCTAAATCCATTTCAGACTGTATATTGTTATGATTTACCATTTCAATATTGACTTGAGGCATAACATATTTATCACCATATTTGATATTTGCTACAGTTTTCAAAAATTCCAAATCTTCCTTATCCATTTGTAAACTGTCATTGATACTACTTGTATCTTTTGACATATTTTGTGTATTTTTGAGTATTCTCTCTAATAAATCATTTGTACTTTCTACCCCTTCAAAAGGGTTAAAATCTTTCATAAACTCTTTAAAACCAGTACCAAAACCAGCTACTTTAAGGTATACATTTTCCATTACATCATACACATTTGTGCGTTCCAATTTGGGCATCAACTCTTGCCAATTCATTTCATTTTTGATTTTTTGTGACATTTGTTGTGCATTATTTCTATGTTTGGTTAAAAAGGCATCTGCCTTTTCAATCCCTTCTGTAACAAAAGGTATTTTTGGCATATGACGAGTAATTGACAAAAACCCTTGTACAATATGTTGTAAACTAGCAAATATATCATCTGCCATATCTAATAAAAGCACTTTGATAGCAGAAGTTGTGTCTTTTGAAAAGTTGTATACAAAATTTATAACATTTGCAATTTCATTCCATACCCCTACTACAGCATTTTTGACTACAGTAAACAGCCCAGCGAAAACGCTTGCAATAATACCTGTTGCGGAAATGCTTGTATTTTTGACTTTGTTTATGTGGTCAACCACTTTATAAAATAGCACTATCAGTGCCCCTATTGCCGCAATAATCAATGTCACGGGATTAACTGCCATAGCGATATTTAACGCCCATTGTGCCGCTGTAACTATAGCTAACGCCGCCGCTAATCCTGTCAATATAGGCTGAAAAGTGCCCCAATTTTGTACAACATAGTCAAAACCATTTACAATACTGTCAAAAACAAATGTAATTGTTGCACCAGCCGCCGCAAACACTGTCATAATATCTTTTGAAAATGATTGAAATGCTTCACTGTTTAAAACAGTTTTAAGTGTTTCTATTGTCACCGTAGCCCTATCTGCAATGTATTGAAATACTGCTCCCCACTGATAGAGTATACTATCTGCATTACTGTTGTTAAAAAGTCCATTGATACCCTGCAATACTGGCGTAAAACTTTTTATTGCAAGTGTTTTTAGCTTTTCAAATGTTCTACTTATTGTGGTAGGCATACTGTTGAATTTCTCGTTTGTTTCTTCTGCCATAGAGAGCATAGCATTTTTAACCACTTCCGCAGTTACTTTGCCATCTTCTGCATAGCTTTTTATACTCCCTTCTGCCCAGCCCATATATTTCTCAATATTTCGGGCTATTCCCGGTGCACCGTCTAATATAGAATTGAGTTCTTCCCCTCTCAGTGCCCCCGCCGCCATAGCTTGTGACAACTGTACCATAGCATTAGACTGTTCTACTGCCGACGCACCGCCTATAGCAAAAGTCTTGTTTATTTGCTCCATAAACGCTATCAATTCATCATTACTTGTGAAAGCTGAACCAGCATTTAAGCCCATTTTAGCAATAGCTTCGGCGGTGTCCAAATACCCCGCACCGCTTTCAAAAGCCGATTTCATTATCACATCTGATAACTGTTGTGTAGTCCTTAAACCATCATTTATCATATTCAATCGTGATAACACTGATGTCACATTATCAGACAAATCCCCAGCAAATTTAATGCCTTGAAATGACAAATACATACCTGCAATGCTTTTTAATGTCCCCATTAGTCCATTTGCGGCACTGTTTGCCCCTGTCAATTCCCTTCCCAAAACAGAAACGGCGTGTGCCGCCCCTCTTATCGGTGTCGTCATTGTCTGAAAAATCCTTCTAAGTAATGTCACACGTTGTGTCTGTCTTTGTGTTTCTTCCGTTTGCCTTTGTGTTTCTTGCGTTTGTCGTTGTCTTTCACGTGTTTGCCTTTGTGTTTCTTGTGTTTGTCGACGGGTTCCTTCTGTTTGGCGTTGCGTTTGTTGTGTTTGTCTTTGTGAACTTTCACTTGCTCTATTCATAAACTGTTGCATTGCTTCAGACATTGTCAATATGCTATTTGTCTGTTGTTGTATAGCTTCTGTCATTTGCTGTAGTGCATTTTCGGACGCTCCCGTCAATCCTGCCACTGCATTTTGTTGTTGCTGTATTGTTTGCAATGCACCATTTGCTGCTAAACCCACATCATCATAGCTTCTTGCAACTTCCGCACCACTTCTGCTAAATCCTGTCAAAGCTTCTTCCATTTCCACAATAGTCGCTTCAGCATTTCTGATTTCAGCCCTAGCTGCTTCAAAACCCGTAACATCAATACTATTCCTTGATACCCTTTGCATTTGCTCGAAATGGCTTATTGTCATATTTAAAGCATTTGTAATGCTCTGTAATGCTGGTGTCATACCATTTGCAAGTTGTATTGTGGAGCGTATCTCACCCATTTGCTACACCTCCTTAGTGAGTACATTTGACGCTTATGAGAGTTCGACCTAGCGTTGACGAAGTAACGC